AAACTTTGGCCCTGACATCTTCATCCATGCGGCGAAGCTCATCATTGATGTCAAGCCGAGCAAAAAGGTCGGTGCGGATCATGCTGATGTTTTCGGCCAGCGTTGGCCGCTGAAATTCACTGTCCGCCATTTGCAATCACGCTCCAGAAATCGTTAAAAGAAATTGTTACCGGACCATCCCGGCGCCACAGAACAATGCTGTTTCCCAGTTCATTGATACCGGTTCGCTGTATATCTATATCTATCCTGGACACAACACCGTCATCGAGCATCCACTGAAGGGATTCGCGGAGATACGTTCGCACCGTATTCACCAGCGCGTTTGTGAGCTTGCTCCGTTGTAAAAGCCATAGCTTTGACCCATAGCGATCGTTGGCCACCATCGGCCAGGTATCTCCCCACCACCCCATCGGTACATCAGCATTGTCGTCAGGGTCTGCGCGCCGGTGAGTGAAGAACGAAATCACCACTGCGCGAGTAAGTGGGTCAAGTTGAGAACTGGCATTTACCCGGGTTCCGTTGACTGTCAGCCAGAGTTCCATCACACCTCCATCTTGTTATCGGGTGCATCGGTTTTATTTCCCTGCCCGTTTTCTTTGTGATGGTGTCCGTTGTAGGCAACGCGCATGGCTGACATTGTCAGACCACCAGAATCGCAGAGGTCTTTGACCTGACCAGTAACATCAAGATCCATTTCAAAACGGGCTTTTGGCGCGTTTTTGAACGTAATCACCCTGCCACCACCATCTACAACAATCCCGGCGCGTGTGAGCGTGACTGACTGTCCCTGGTCATCGTAGAGAGCGACCTCCCCCGTTTTGAGCCCCTTCATGCGATAGCGACGATCAGACACGGTGATCGCAACGGCGTGAGAACGGTCACCGTCAGGAAACAGAACAACAGCCTCAGCACCCGGTTTTGCACGAGAGGTGAAGCCATAGGGTTCAAGGTGCTCAATGCCCGCCTTTTGCTGCCCAGCCAGTAACTCAACATCTATCATCTGGCACTTAGAAGCCGCGTTGATACTCTTCACCACAGCGCGGCCAATGAGTCCTAACAGTTGCCTTTGCAGACTTTGCATCACGCTCATCAGAACGGGTCCTCTTTGACTTTCCGTTTTTTGCCATGCTTCTTGCTGTCATTTTCAGGTTCTGGCAGATAGGCATCCGGCGGCCCGACACGTAGTTCGGTTATTGTGCCGTTGTTGTCTTTAGTGAATGACACTTCAGAAATGAGCAGCTCGCGGTTATTGAAACCACAAATGGGGTCATAGACGATAACGCGCTGGTTTGGTTGCCACAGTGAACCGTCACCCTGCCGCCAGCCCCACACTGTGTATGTGGTTTCATCAGTACGTGCAGCTCGCTGGCGCGCCTCGAATTCAGCACGAGCAATGCAACTGGCTCCTGTTGACTGCCCCGTCTGCTGTACTGCCATGGGACGATAGCGGCCAATTGATGCGTCTGTTGTTTTTGCGCGAAGCGCCGTTGTTGTCGCAGCCCCAAAATCATCATCGTTTCCGGCACGCTGCCCCGAGACCTGGTACGTTGAAAAACGTTCACGGATGCTTTTCTCGGTATCGCAGGAAATAACGTTTTTACCCAGCACCAGAGCTGTATGAGCGCGCGTGCTACCAATGCCGCCGATAACAAGCCTGCCCCGAGGGTCGTCGTAGGCCAGCGCCTGCTGTTGTCCAAGCATCTTGTTGAGGACTTCGATAACTGTTTCACCGTGATCGGGTTGTACTCCGGGAATAGCGCCACCCGGTGCGCCAGCGTTTACAACCGCTATACCGAAAGGTCTGGCAAGCGCAGCGGCCACCTGAACGAGTGATTGCCCATTGAATTGTGTCGGCTCAGCAGCGCAATCAATCAGATCGGCAGTCAGGCTGCGCCCGCTAATTCCAACGCTAATTGAGCGCGCATCGTAGCGAACCGGCGTTGCTTCAATCCAGCCAGTGACCACCAGATCATCACCAATCAGTATTTCTGCTTTATCTCCGCTTTTTACCCGAGGTTGCAATGAGGAAATTCCATCTCCACCAGGCCATTGTCGGGTGATCTCAACGCTAAAATCGCGCGCCAGCCGCTCGATGCCAGCGCCGATACGTGTCGAAGTCCAGCCGCCCCATTCACGTCCGTTAACCCTCAGCGTTACGTTATCGTTCATCGTACAGGAACCCTCAGTGGAGATACCGGCACAAAGCCTGGGTGAGCCACAGCATTACGCCTGACAATGTCAGACTCCCGTGCAGCGTTATCGAACCAGGTCGCTGCCAGAACCAGTGCCGGAGTTACCTCATCAGGTGTCCTGATAACTGTCTTTTGGGTCTGTACAAGGCGGTGTTTTATATCGTTGTTAAGGTCCGACTTCACCCGGCGCAAAGCCAGAAACAAACGGTCATCGGTAGTGCGGGATAGTTCTTTATCGATAGCGGTATTCAGCGTGTCGCGGATATCAACGAGGTCATCCCACGTCGGCACATCAACCACCGCCGTCTCATCCGGTGCGTTATTCAGCGCAGGGTGTGTCACAGCAGGCCATCCAGAAGACTGCTGAGTTTGTTCCTTTGTCGTTATTGCAGGTGTTGGCAGTGTTGTAACAGCGTAAACCGCTTCGCTTATGGCGGTTGTGCGTACTGCACTGGCAACATAATTCCCCTGTTCCTTGCTGCTCTGTGTGCTTTTGCTGTCCGTTTTCCATATACCTCGCGGGGCCATATCTGATCCCAACGAAATCCCGGCGAACCCCTTAATCATTTTCATAACGTCAGAAGCATTTCCGGATAGTCTGTTCGCCGTGCACCACACTTTCTGAATAGCTTCGACATATCCTTTTCCTGATGACGGAGGAGGAAGAAGAACAGAAATATCACCCTGCATAAGTCTCGCTGCGTCTGCGACATAGCTGTCGACCATCGCCATAGAATCAGAAACAAAGTCCAGGATGCCAGTTGCACGCTCAAGCACATCTCCCTGAGCGAAGTCAGGCAAACCACCCATGCCGAACTGTTCAAAGTTGTCGCTGATACAATCATCAAGTGCTGAACAGGAAGATGCCAGCGTGTTAGCTGTTGCTGCGCCAGCCGTTGGATATTCAAGTTCACCCGCTTCGACGAACTGTAGATCAAAGCGCACCATCCGCCCCTCACTACTGGTCGTACTAACACGGATCTCACCATCAACACAGACGTTAAGCTCACCATATGTTGGATGTACCAGAGTGCCTGGTCCTGGTTTATTCAGTGCTTCAATTAGTCTGTCACGCTGTTCGAAACAATCGTCGCCGACGACATAGGCGGTGATATTTGGCCGGAAGGTGACCTTACCGAGATCTTCGGTGTAGGGTTTATCGCGGTTGGGGTATTCGTGTGTTTCAACTCGACGGCCAACCGCCGCCCCTTCACCTTCGAACTTAAATGGTACGCCACGGAATGACGCATCCTGAAGTCTGTCTTTCCACGCCATATAAACTCCGGGCATTAAAAAACCCGCCGAAGCGGGTTAAATTATCGATATGGGAATTCACATATCGCCTGTATGGTAGCCAAAACCGGAAACGATGCTTATACCTAACTCACGTCCCGCTCAGTCCACGGCAGAAGTTATTTCATGATGCAACGAGCGTTCCTGCCAGACAATCCAGGCAACCGCTGCCTCCCATGATATATATCCGTTATCGCCATTTGTCGCCCGGCGGAGATCAACTGCATCGCCAAACCTTTCAATGATGAATTTTTCAAATTCTGTGCGTTTTTCTTCGTCGTGCGTTGAATCCATGTTCTCCCCAGCGGCATTCTGATCATCGCTCTGATTGCATAAAAAATAGCATACCCGTTAGGGTGTGGAAAACCCACTCTGGCGGGTTACACTGAACATGACAGATGGGTTAACTATCTCTGCTAAAGCGACTGTATCCCACATCATAAGAAAGCCACGGTGTCGCACTTCCGGCAGGTGTCGCAACGCGTATTCCTGGAGGCGCATTATCGAAAGACACGTTAAGTTCGCTACGCTGCGTCTGTGGGGATTGCGCCCGGTCCATAACCGCTCCTGGCCGCAGCAGCGGAACGGTGGGTTGGTAGTTATCCCTTGTGGTCTGACCGGCAAACATTTCTCTTTGCTGCCTGTTGTTATACCAGCCGCCTGAATTCCAGCGATTCTTCAGGGAATCCCAGAATGAGTCGGTATGATCGGCCTCTTTTGCCGCATCGGCGATTTCCTTGAGTTTCTCAAACATATAAATGGCAACCGCAATCTGAACTGTCGTGGCGCCCAGCATGGCGATTTTCCCAAGAACACCTGATAACTGACTGGCAAGAGCAAAGGCTGTACGCAGTGAACCGATGGTTTTCACTGTAAATGCACCGGTCATGTACATCCCAACACCACCCAGTACGGTTTCCCATCCCCCCATTGCCTGCGCAACACTATCCACCTCCTGCCAGACCTCTTTAATCACCGGTGCAACATCATCCCAGTTATTAATGATCAGCATGGCGCCGGATGCCAGTACAGCAATCGCCAGTTTCGCGGGCGAAAGATTGATAACACTATTCAGTATCCGGAAGGCACGCGACAGAACGCCAACGGCACTGCCGGCTACCAGGAGTACTGCGGCGAATTTCGCGACTGACTTCACCATCTCAGGATTTTCCCTGACCAGGTCGCGGACATGATCCAGTAATGGCATCACGTCCTCTGCGGCTTCATTAATAACCGGAAGGAAGGTATCCCCCAGTGTGACAGAAATGGCGTTAACACTGTTTCTCAGCAGGGTTAACTGGTTTTCAGTGGTAGCCGCACGAGAAGCATATTCCTTTTGCATCGAGCCACCGTACTGCTGGGCGTCTGCCACTCGCTCAAAGTTGATACGCAGCAGGTCCATATTGGTGAGAAGCGGTGCTATCGCACCAGCAGACTCACTGCCAAACAACATATTCATTGCCGCAGCCTGCTTTTCTTTCGGGATTTTTGATATCCCGTCAAGCACCTTCAGCATCGTGCCTTTCGAATCTTTCTGCATATCTGCAGCCAGCTTTTTCGGGTCAATCTTCAGCGCAGCAAGAACCGTCCTCTGCGCTTTGGTTGCCGCGCCGCCTGACGTTAAGGCTTTCATGAAGTTTTTGATGCCCGTTGCAGCAATTTCTGGCTCCACACCCATACCGGCAATCGTTGCACCTAATGCTGCAATTTCCCCCGAAGCAACTCCCGCAATCTCACCAAGAGGTCCAATTCGGGTCACAATCTCTGATATTTTTCCGGCATTTGCTGGCCCGGTATTCCCCAGATAGTTAATTTTATCAGCCAGAACAACCACATCATCCTGGGTCAGTTTAAACGCCGTTCGCCACTGCGCCATCATCTGACCAGACTCTTCAGCGGTGGTGTCAAACGCCACGCCCATTTTTACCGCGTCGCTGGCAAACTGCATTAGATCGCTTCGCGCGATGCCCGCCTGACCACCTGCCGCGACGATCTCTGCAATCCCTTCCGCTGCCATCGGTAACTGAGTGGAGAGCGTCAGGATATCATCGCTCATTGCGGCAAATGCGTTCCTGTCGTCCAGACCGTCAACAACCTTGCGGATGTCAGCCATCTTCGACTCAAAACCCATCGCCGCAGTAACAGGCATAGCCAGCGCACCGAGAATGGCCGCCCCGGCAGCGGTAGCGCCCACTGACAGTCCGGCCATTTCCTTCTGAAATCCCTTTAACTTTTTCTGCATTCCCTTCATTGGCCCAGACAACCGGTCAACGGCGGTAATAATCGCTTTTAGTTGAAAGTCATCAGCCATGTTTTATTTCCTCGTTGATGCGAACAGCCTCTGACTCCAGCGTCAGGAACTCAGAAATCGCCGTCCGCCGGAGATCAAGAGGGTTTATTCGCCAGAAGTAAGCGGTGTTGTAGAAGCGTTGTCGGAGGTTTGCTCCGTCCCCGATCGGGTAAAAAAATTCAGGATCAACATGCAGGCTTTAAAAATATCAAGCTTAGCCATCTGCGCTGCAGAAGAACGGGGGATCCCGGCAAGTAAAGGGATGTATTTCAGCGAAACAGCGCTGTCCAGTCTGACACCACCATCCGCAGATACTGTAAACGGAAATCCCACGCCCTCTATTTCGTCATATGTGGGTTCCCGTAACTCCAGTACATGGAGATCTTCACCATGAGCTTTAACCGGTTTGCTGAGTTTGAGTTCTTTCATTACTGGTAATCCCCTTCTTCACCGTGGAATTCAAGATCCGCCGTACCTTCTTCGGCGTTGTGGTTTGCTTCACCGTGCAGCCAGGCTGACGACAGGACATAAACCTGACCGTTTGCCAGTTCGGCTGTAATGGTCATCTGGTCTGAAGTCGTCACCTTGTTGACCGGGAAATCTTTCGGCACCTTAAACGTGCCCTTAACATATGGTGCGCGGTGAGTCTCTTTTCTGTCGACGTCACCAGCCATGCCAATGACATCATCATTGACCTTCGTGTTCATCGGCACCTCAATACCGCCGGTCATGGATAATTGCTGACCATCAATTTTGAAATAACAGGTACCTGCAATGCGCGCCATTATGCGGACTCCTCTTGATACTGAAGGCGGAACTGGTTAACGACCGCAAACACTCGCAACTGGTTAACATAGTCAGGCGGGAACAGAGTGTTGATACGGTTTGGGTTTGTCGCGTCGCGTTCAACCTTCAGGTATTGCTTGAACAGGTCGTAATTTTCAACGATCCCGGCGCGCTCCATCTGTCGGTAAGTCGCCAGCAATTCCCCTTTGATAACTGCCGGGGTAACAATCGCCTGACCAGGACCAAAGCGTGTGCCGTCGTTCGCCAGTTTATGGCGCCCGTATTTACTGGTGATAACCGATTTCAGCCTGCGCAAAACATAAGCGCTGGTATGCAGCGTCTCGCTGTCGAGATAGCTGTTATCTGCAACACCGTAGGCGTTTTTCTTGTACGTTGTAACGTCGCGCTGAATGCGCAACGTACCGCTTTCAACGTATGACGTTGCAATCCCATGTGACAGCAGAGACTGCTGCTCGGTCATCGTGAAGCGCTTCCCTTTTGGTGCCGGTAGCATGTCCACGAGTTCACCTGTCTGGGTTGGGCGCGCTGGATCGTTACGGATAAAGACGGCATTGCGCGCTGTTCGGCTGGCTGCAAGTTCGTCTGCCGGGGTCTGCGTTTCTTTCTCGTAACCCGCCACAGTGATGTGCTGTTGGTTAAGCTGATCACCGGCAGCAACCAGCTCAGAAAGCGTTCCGAGTTTTGCAGTATAAACGTGCCCATAAAGCTGACGGGCGTAGCTCCAGCGACCGCTGGTATCGTTCATTTCGCTGACAAATGCATTAACCGAGGCCAAATCATTGAACGGGTGGCCAATATAATCAAACGGCTCATCAGCCATAGCGGCAATAGCGCCATTGAGTACCGGAGCCCCCGTTCCGGCAGCGACAGCAGCGACGGCTACCGCTATGCCTGCAGGCAACACTTCACCACCACCGTAACCGTAATAATTCAGAACCACGGGGATTTCATTCCCGCTCAGACCTTTGTGACGCGCTGTCAGAGTGACCACGCCAGCAGCAGACGAAGCGATAACCGGCAATGTCGGATCAGCATTGATTGCATCTTTAATGCCCGATGCCACAGCCTCAACATCATCACCGCTTACAACTGCTGCCTGAATACGAGTACGCCCGACATAAACATTCACCGTGCCGCTCTCAGTTGCTGCGCCAGTTACGGTCAGGGTATACGTGGCCGCCACTCCTGCCGCTGGCTCAGGGACAGCAATGATGTAAAGCTCACCAAAAGGATCGGTTTTACGATACGCAGCAACCATGCGTGCAAGCTGACTGCCGGTACCACAAATCTGTTTCGCATAATCAGCGGAGGGCATCAGTACCAGCGAATCAGGCTCAATTGCCGCACCGGTGTTTGCGTGCCCCAGCAGCAACGACGGCGCTGACTCCTGACTTGTATTTGCCGCCGAATTATCCATCTCAGCATAAAACAGTGGCACCAGCGTATTTGCCGGGATAGTGCTGAAACTAACGGTCATTGGTTTCCACCTTTTTCTGTTTAACTTTGTTCACGCGCCTGATATCGCCAGCGGCTTCCCGGCGCAGCCAGTAGCTGCTTTCTTCAACATTTCGCCCTTCAACAGGCAAAAGGTCGCCTCGGGCAGGGTCATGTACTGACCGCCCTTTTAGGGGTTTTACAAACATGGTTTTCCTCAGGTGGGGAGAGTTATCTCTGTATGATGTTCGGGGTCCCCATCGGGGCCATGTCCCGGATCGATAAAATCAACATCGATAGCCAGCGTTTTGAATTCGTCCAGATTGTTGAGGTCATCAATCTGCCGCGTATCATCACTGCCGAGTTCGTTCTGCACTGTAAAGTCGAACTGGTAGCTCAGTTCGTGACGGTTCACATCGAGTAGCGTGCCGCCAGCATAGGTTATGGGCTCACCTCGCTCTTCCGGGTTCCACCCCAGCAATGCCTTGAACAACATCTGTCGCACGTCGTGAACCACGTCATAAGAAGCAAACTGCCCGCGCTCATCGCGACCGTTACTGACAAAAACGATTACGGAAAAACCTTCGGTCAAATCCTGCCAGTAGTCCGTCTGACTTTTCTGCTCGCCGGGTGAATCGTCACCGGGCACCACGTAGGCCGCTGGTAGTTTCATTTTCCCGACTTCTGGCAAATCCTTAAATTGCGCAGCGCCAGCAACGCGATTTTCAAAAATGGGGCAGCGCGCACGTAGCGCAGCAATAATCGGGGCCAGTTTCATCAGCGCCGTTTCTCCGGTTTGAGTGAGAGCCGTAATTCCCGCGCCAGGTAATAACGCGTCCAGGGGCTGTTTTTATTGAGCGTTTCAACCATAAAATTATTACGCGGGGCCAGCCGCCAGCCGCTACCGCCGGAAGCGCCACGATGGTGACTACGACGACGCTTAGCACCACCGCGCACACCGTAGAAGAGAAATGCCGGATAGAAATCGCCAGTGATGAGCCGGTTCCCCTGCCCGTTCCGCTGGTTTGGTGCGATTCGAGCCATAAAGCCGGGTCGTTTAGCACTGGCTTTAGGCACCATGTAACCGATGGATTTAGCCAGCCGGCCAGTCTGGTAGCCGGGGTTCTCACCTGGCTCAGATCGACCGCGGCGCATCACCAGGCGACGAGCATCGCGCATATGGCGCTGGCCGATGGTGACAAAAGCACGCCGAACGCGAGCGCGATTAAAGCGCATGTCATTAGGCTGCTGAAAATCAACGTGAAAAAATGGTTCCGCCATTGGAATTACCTCCAGAATTTACCGGGACCTCACCAAGTTCAGTGCATTCCAGCAGCAAATATCGCCGCTTGCTGTTCAGGTCACGCACCCGTTTAACCCGGTACACCAGGTCATTCAGAACCACTTCAAAATCCGTAGTGATCCCCCTGCGCCAGCGAATGGTGATGTAATGCGTGATAACGTTATCGGTCTGCGCGGTCTCCAGGTAGGTAGTGGCGCTGGTTTGCACTACCTTTGCCCAAGCAGGAAACTGCACCGGATACGTTGGCTCAGTTCCCATATCATCGCTCGGGGAATCGACACGTTGTCGGATACTCACTCGTTTATCGAGTTCGCCAGGGTCAGGAAGCAAGTAAGTCGCGCTGGTTTGCGCCTGACGTAGTTTCATTGCGGGTAAATCCGGTGCGGCCGCGCGAGCCAGGTAAAGGCCATCGGTAATTCAACCATTTCGACCTCACTGACCGCTGAACGGTTCTCATAGAAGTGAGTAACCAGAAACAGAATAGCCAGACGGACAGACGCCGGCATAACCATCCCGTCGGGATCGCTGGATGGTATCGTTGCACCTTCGGGATAGAGATTCCTGTTAAGGTATTCGGACGTTCGTGACTCAGCCGCAGCACCGATCAAAGTGAGATATTGATCTTCTTCACTGTAATCGGGTTCAAGGCGTAGCTGGCTCTTGATGTCTTCTAACGAGATAAGCGGCATTTGCATCACCCATAAAAAAACCCGCAGAGCGGGTTATTTTTTTTCGGTCTTCTTTGGCTTAGTCACCACCGTCGGCTCAGGTTCTGGCTCAGGGAGTGCATCCTGTGAAGGGGCTGGATTAGGCTCGGAAGGTGGCACTGGAGGAATGACTTCACCACTAACTGTTTCAGCCTGCGCCAGAATGCCGATCTGCTCGGCAATTTCAATCGCACGTGCCGGAAGTTCGTCATGTTCCCCGGCTTCAATGATTTCGATTCGGCAACCGTCTGGCGACCACTTAAGAGGTTTTAAAAGGATGACCATTTCAACTCCTGAAGGCGGACATGTGCCCGCCATCGTTAAAGGTTACGGGTTAGCCGGCGCGCCAATCTGCATGATTTTGATAGCCTGCGAATCCGTCAGCATGCCGCCAGTGCGTTTGGTGGTATAGAAACCAACGAAAGGTTTGTTAGTGAACGGGTCGCGCAGAACACGTGTACCCAGACGGTCAACGATCGTATAGCCGCGCTTAAAGTTACCAAAGGCGATAGCTTTAGCATCAGCGGCGATATCTGGCATTTGCTCGTTTTCAGCGATGCCGTAACCCACCAGCGTTGACGGCTGACCAAGCTCCAGCCCAGGGCGCCACAGGTAGTTGTCTTCTTTGTCTTTCAGGATACGGGCGGCGAACAGTGTGTTGTTGTTCATCATAAACTTGGCGCCATTACGATGAACTTTGCGAAGCGTATAAATCAGCTTGATAATCGCATCAGCAGTAAGCCCGGTTGCAGCCCCGGACAGGATATGCTGCAGAGTGCCAAACGGGCGGGTTTTGTCATCAGTCAGAGCTGACGCATAGGCCAGAAAACCCTTCGGTTTATCGCTACCATCACCCGTAGTAAACGCAATCTCTTCTGCCTCTGCGAATCCCAGCGCAAGCTCACTGTTGATCCACGATTCGACATCGAAGAATGCATCATCGAGCATGGTCTGCGTCGCTTGAGGGTTAGCATAAATCTCACCCATGAAAGGTTTGATTTGTGCCAGAGTCGGCGTATCTGTCGCGGGGCGAGCATGAGTTTCACTCACCCAGGCTGATTTAGCCCCACCAATATTTACCACCTTACGATAGTCTGGTGTGCTCAGCGAGATAACCGTCGACTCCTGTCGCATAACGACTTCATCATGTAGCAGGTTCAGAAGACTACGATCCAGTTCTTCAGGAACGGCATAACCGCCATCGGCATCCACTCCCGTCTGAAGTGCTTTTTGCTCCAGTTCGCGTAGGCCATCTTCGTTGCCCTTACGGACAAATTCCATAAAGGCAGCTTTGTGTTCGGTAACGGACTTGCCTTTTGCTCCGCCGCCAGGTCGCTTTAATGCAGTGAGTTCTGCTTCCAGATCAGACTTAAGACTTTCCAGTTCAGACAGTTTACCGTTCAGCGTTTCGACCTGCCCTGCCAGCGCACCCTTCTCGCTTTCGATCGCGTCAATACGCTTATCGTTCTTAGCTTTAAAGTCGTCAAACTTCGCCTGAAGTTCCTGCGCGACCTGTTCTACATCTTTGATTTCTACTGCCATGTTTTTACTCCAGATTAAAATGTGATGTTTTTAAGTGCATTCAAAGCAGAGTCCACATCATCAGCGTCGCGCAGATTCAGTGTGCTATATCCCCCGGCCATGAATGCTTTGGCCTGGGTACGTGAGAGCCCAACGTCACGCAGGACTCTTTCAATACTTTTTTGAGAGGGCATTTCGCCGCGCGCAAACGCGCTTTTGACATCGCTGATTCGCGCTTCGTCATTTGAGGGGAACGTCACCGGACTGACTTCCCAGAGGTCGATTTCTTTGAGAAGAAACACCTCTTTTGTTCGGTCGTACTCCCAGTCCTTCAACATGTAGCCAATAGAAAGGCCGGTTAAAGAACCGGCCTTCATATGGGCATGTGCGCGCTTTGCGAGGGGATCGTCGTCAATAAGAAGCCGCCCCTTCACATACAACCCGACGTCATCCTCTTTCATGTCGGTGTAAACACCGATCGGCTCGTCCATCTGGTGCTGCCAGAGCATCGCAGGAAGGGACTTCTTCTCGCGCCAGGCGTCCAGCGACTTACTGAATGCACCTGGAACAACCACGTCGTCATAACTGTCCTTCACACCAAACACGGAGCCATAACCTTCAAACTCTCCGTTGTCGCTGACGGACTTCAGTTTCAGCGGAATGTCCAACCGCTGCTTAGTCATCGGCATCTTGTCGTACCTCCGTTTTGGCTTGCTTGCTGCCGTCAGATGGTTTCGTTGTCATGTTCATTGGCGTGAGGTAGATATCTCCACCTGGTCGCGGGTTGCGGTCCTCCAACTCAAGACAATCATTCGGTGAATACATACCCCAATTTATTGCTGTTGCGTAGGCATCGAATCGCGACTTCATATCACCACGAAGTAGCGCACCAACATTAAATTTGGCGTAGTGAGTACCCTGCTTTTCTTCTTTAATGAGCCCGATATTGATACGTTGTTCAATACGAGTAAGGTAAGGAACCAGAGAATAGTTAATAAATCCCATTCCCAGTTCTTCAATATTGCTGAACGTCGCTCGGTCAGTGTTCTGGATCATGTGCATGGGAACGCGAAACAAACGGCAAATTTCCTCAAGCTGGAATTTTCGAGTCTCCAGGAACTGACTGTCTTCTGCGCTAAGCGCCATCGATTTCCAGTCCAACCCCATCTCAAGGATCATTGGTCTGTGGGCATTACCTAAACCCTGGTGTTTTTCTTCAAAATCAGCCTTCAGACGGGCGTATGCTGCATCACTCAATTCACTATCAGTGCGGAGCACCCCAGATGTTACTGCACCGTTGCTGAATAGCCTTGCGCCGTGTTCTTCCGTCGCCAGACCAAGCGAGATAGCTTCCCTGGCATAGGCTATGGGATTTAACCCGATCAGCCCATCCAGAGTTAGAATGCGAATGTGCCAAATATCCTCCTGACCTAAAACGTCGATTGATCCGTCCGGAAAGGTGACCTGGTAGACAGGCTCCCAATTACTATTCAACTTTGGCTGAACACACCCAGGATCAAGCGGGAGAAGTTCAACGACTTCCCCGAACGCCTTAACTTTATAGGCGTAAAAGTTCCCACGAAGACACAGACATACAATAAGTAACTCCCAGAACTCCTGGGGGGTCATGTAACCATTAGGTTTTAAAGAAACTAACTTTTGAAGTCTTTCACCTGTAGCCTTTTCCTTCCCTTTTCCCGTTGTCTTAAATATGTTGCAGGGAAGCATACCTATAGACTCTGCCAGTACACGAACACAGCCAAACACCGCAGTGAGCCGCATAGCCCGCTGGCTGCTTACGCGTTTCCCGGTATAAGTGTCGTAAGACAACCCGACCTCATGCGCAAGATCAGCCACGGTGTAAACTGGCTGGGTGCTTTTGGAAAACATACCGGGGAAGAACATCAGTCACCTCCCGTTTTGTTCACTGGCATGTTGGATATAAACTTTGCCACCAGCCATGACCAGGTCAGACACAGTAGACCTCCGGCAATATAGCCTGCAGGGGGATAAATCATCCACGCCCCAAATGAGAGCAATAGAGCCCCCAGCACTCCGACCAATGGAGTGAGTATTGTCAGGATCATAAACGCCTCGGTTTAAAGTGAGCGGATGCCGCGGGATTCGATACGCTCGGAGATAGAGTCCACCTTTTCGTAAAGCATTGAACGACCAATCGACATAATCAGTGCAACCGCACCATCGATTTTGTTTTCGTTCTGCTCTTTGATGGGTTTAACCACATCGTCGTTGCCCGGGAGATACTTTCCGACGACGTTGCTAATACACCAGCCCATAATCGGATTTCCGTCGTGATGAAAACGCCCAGACTCAATTGCGGCCTCCAGCTCTTTCATCGGGTCCGACATGTTGGTGTAGTTCTGAACAATAGTTATCGGGTTAAGGCTTTCATCAGCAAGATCGTGAGACAGTCCCGTTGCGCCAAATGGGTCAATCGGCGACTCGCTTACAGGGTTCAGTTTATTTGCCGCTTTTGCCTCTTCGAGGATGTAACGGTAATCAACCTCTGCCCCATCAGTCACGGTGAGCAACCCCATTTCAACCCACTTCTGGAAGCGCTCAGCCGTGCGACGGTCTTCGTTTTTTTCAACACTGAAAACCGTGTCATAAGGAACCCAGAAACGAGGCGCAACACTGTAATAATGTGTCTTACCGTCAATCTCCCTGGTGAACAACCGCGCCATACTGTTCATGTCCAGCTTTCGCGCCAGGTCAAAAGCCAGAACGCATGGCTGACCTTCGAATTGTTCGAGGGTAAGCGTCTTGTCTTCACAGTTCTGCCAAGAAACCAGGTTGAAGAATGCGGCCCGAGCAGCAACCCAGATGTTGAGATGCTTCGTTTTAAAAACACCAGCCTGACGGGCATTGTTCACAGCACGTTGCTGTTGGCTCAACAGGAAGTCGCGGTAGACAGAGACACCCATATTCGGATTGGCTTTCTCAAGCACCTTTGGATCAGTCCAGTCGTCACCTTCATCAACCGTATAGATCACGCCAAACAACTCGTCGTTGGGTACCGTGCCATTCAGCATTTCAATCACTTCACGTCGTTTGTCGTAGCACGGTCCTTCGATGTTGTAACCTGCTGTGGTGATCGCCCACATCAGCGGTTGTCGGCGCGCGCCCATGCCCGTCAGCATAGTGGTGTACAGCGAATCAGTAGGGTGTTCGTGATATTCGTCGACAATCGCACAATGCGGTGAAGCACCGTCGCCGGGATTGCCGATCAGCGGCTCAAAGCGTGCGCCGTCCTCGGGACGGTTCAGGTTAGAGGCGTTTACCTCAATGCCGAACGCTTCCACCAGCAGCGGCGTACGCTTGCACATCAAGCGAGCGGGACGGAATACTTCCCACGCCTGTTTTTCCGTTGTCGCGCCAGAGTAAACTTCAGCACCGAACTCGTTATCACAGGTGAAGCAGTAGAGCGCCACACCAGCTGAAATCGCAGATTTGCCGTTCTTACGGGGAATCTCGGTGTAGACCTCCCGAAAACGGCGAAGCTTCGTTCCCTTCTGTACCCAGCCAAAGGCGCTGCACACAATAAAAAGTTGCCACGGCTCCAGGGTTATCGGCATTCTTTTGAACGCCCACTCTCCCTTTGTGTGCGGCAGCAGTTGAATAAACTTTGCGGCCTTCTCCGCTGCATCTTTATCGAAGCGGTACCGGAACTTCTTACTTTTCTCTGCGACCATGTCATCGATATGACGCTGGCATGCCTGAATGACGAACTGACATGCCGGAATCTTTCCCCGCACTACGTTACGGGCGTACTGATTCGCGGCATTAACGTTGGGGTACGATTTCCGGCTCATGAGCTAATCATCTTAAGGAATGGGTTAGAGGCTTGTTTCTTTCCGGCCAGGCCAACGAGCCGCTGACGGCTGCTTGGGTCAAGGCCAAGCATTGAACCGGTAGAACTCATCTCCGATTCCTGCTCTTTTTTGGCGGTGAGTTCGGGGTTTTTTATTTTACCGCCCATGGCCCCAGTAACTGAAAGACCTTCCACGGCGATATTTTTCACAGCCCTTCGCCAGAATTCATATGCGACACACCAGCGCTCCAGTACGGCCAGATCAGTGACGCATAAGAGTCCCTGACCGCATAACTCCTTTGTAGTCAGCTCCCACATGATCGTTGCCAGCGGCAGGCCATCGTCTACATCGGAAAACCATTCTGGTGGCTCCACTCCTTTAATCGGCGTGAATACCGGTTCATCTTTATTCAGGGCTCGCTTGCCGGGGTTTCCAGCCAGCTCCTTGCGCGCCGTTGGCTTAGGCCGACGCCCGGAACGCCCCGCCGTTCCAGCCATAAGCGATACTCCTGGTTAAATTTGATTTTTCGCGGGTAAAAAAATTCGAGGAGGCGGGCAGTCCAGAAGGCGCGCGGTCGTAGAGATTTGCCCCCCCCTCCCCTGGCTGATGATGATATCAATTCTCACTTGAGCCGCTCACGCGCGGTCTTCGCTGCATGACACGACCAGCACAGGCTTTCAAGGTTGCTGTCTTCATCAGTACCGCCGTGGGCCTTCGCTTTGATGTGGTCCACACATGAAGCCTGTTTCACAACTCCCTCACGTAGATGGTTCTGGCATAGAGCTTTGTCACGCTTCAGTATGCGAGCGCGTATGACTTCCCACTTTGTCCCATAACCACGCTGATGCCGGGATTTCCCCGGTTTGTAGGATTTCCACCCTTCACTTTTATGGCTTTCACAATAGCCTGATGGATCAGTAGTCGTGCCTCGGCAGCCTCGAACACGGCAGGCTTTAGGTGTTCTTTCAGGCATTGAAGTCCTCTCACTTTTACGGTGGCACATTGTCTAATGCGCGTAAACATTAGTTAAAGACACTTCGAGTACGAAGTAAATTTGGTAGTTCCTCAGTAACCACTCTTAACAGGTTTGAAAACAATGTATTGCTAACCAAAATATGTTGCCATATGGTGTAGAGATATTTATATGAGGAGGGATCATGCTAAGTGAAATTGCTAATCGTTTGTTAATCATGACAAAAGATAGTGACGTAAAAGTTAAAACTGCCGCTGCTTTAGCGCTCGGAGAGGGTGCCACAGCAACTAGTGAAATTGCTTCGCGGTTGTTAACTATGACGAAGGACTCAAATTCTGATGTTCAAGTCGCTGCGGTCACTGCTCTTGGTCGTTTATATCGTCGAAAATAAAATCTTTAGTGAGGTATGCCATGGCTCTCAAAGGTATTGTTATTAAAGACTCAATTGGTTGCGAAGTGAATAACAACACTGTTGATGTTATAGATACAGCAATTGAAGTAGTGAATTCTCCTAATACAAAAGTTAATGAGAATCTGATCGGCAATAGGGAGACGCTTGAACTAATTTATCAAGCTCAACTTTTAATCAAGAGTAACAAAAGTGTATGCGAAAAAGAGTTAGGTCAAAAAGGTTATGACCGATTACTTGCTACCATTAGTGAAATTGAGCCGACGAAAGAGTCAAAAGTTGACCTTCTTGAAAAACTTACTAGCATCGGTGCAAATACCTTATCCATCTGGCCATCTATAGAAGCATTAATCAATAAAATATTTCTTTGAATGCACAGCTAAATAAAAACACACATAAGCCACCATAGAAAAACAGTGGCTTATGTTGATACGGAACTTAATCTAACTGATTACGATGCTCTTGAAGATGTTCTGTAATATATCCTTCAAAGGTTGGAGGACTTTGCGTTCTAACCCCAGTAAAGGAACCAATTTGGTACTTATCAAGATACTCAGCTTTAGTAATTGTAATTTTATCTAACATAACAAGACTATAAGGGGGCGAGATACCTCTTTGTTGGTCATCAATAACATTTACTATGTAAGCATTATCATCCAATTTAATTACGTCATATCGGACATATCGCGGAATAACCTTATGTTTATCGCTGGTAATGTAGTACGTCTGAATATTTTGGAAAATCATTTTCAATCCCTTCCTTTTTTACAAACCATCTCATTATTACAGCAGCAACATTAACACAGGCACTCAGCAAATACCCGCAGTAATGCATACCACATTCACACTGTAACGGGCTTGTGCATTTTTAAAACAATTCAAGCAAATGACACCATCAAAGGTGACCTGCCCTTCAATTGCTTATGCTTTCCTCCTGTGTTTCCGCATCGAGAAAGCCTCTAAGTGAGTTTATAGACAGATTTTTTAAAGGAGTCTGGAAAAATGCAGAGTACTCTTCATTGCCCTTGCTACGATCCAAACACACGAACCTAATTCCAATGTTGCAAACTTCTATACGGTAGAGTTCGTTTCCATAATACTGCTCTGCAATTTCATAAAGTTCACTAATAGTTAATGTAACTTGGCTCATGCTGCTCCCCTCATTTGAAAGATACAACATAGCAATTTTCTATTTCGTGGTCATTATAGGATTAAGGCTCACAGTCGCATTTTCACAATTTGACTGCCATGCTTTGTTATGCGCTAGAATGTCTTTCTTAGTCTGCTTATCCAGCACAGCAATATCGTGCTCAGTGAGGTAGATGATGCTTACCCAGTCACAGGCCGTGTCCGTTACTTCAGGTTTTGCGGGTAAAGTTTTCGCGCAACTCGCGGTCAACATCGTCATCAGGAAGATGATTAACAGTCTGCTGTACATCCCTGGCTCCTTTTGTTGTTTCTACCCGGCGTTCTGCAACGGCCTCAGTAGCTGCTGCACGTTCTTCAGTGCGTTGCTGGTTCGCTTTTGTCTCAGCGATGTTAGTACCGCGTGATTTACCCAGACCAAAAGCACCTGCAATTGCAGCCAGCACAGCAACAACCAGGCCGATAATCATTTCAAGTCCCATAGTGACCTCATACCAGTGCGGCTTTTGCTTTGGCGTAACGTTCACGGCGGTCTTTAATGCCGTTCTGCCCGCCGTTAATAATCTGCGTTACACGTTCCACGTCACCCGAATACATCAGGCAACCGCGTAACGTGAAGTACCACGCCGCCGAACGGGCCGCATGTCGTTCCTGCGTTAGCAATTCTGGCGTACTGACAAGGTCAAGTTTCAGTGCCGCACCGCATTTGGTGTAGTTCTCACGGCCGGTGATTTGAAGCAGGCCACGACCGCGATATTTCCAGCCGTCCCCCTGGCTGTTATTCCCCATGCGGTCACCGTAAACCAGATTGGCTATTTGCGGCTGGTGGGCCACCTGCTTACCATCAACACGCCCCAGCATTTCACACTGATACGGCGTCAGGCGCTTACCGAAGGTTTTCTTCAGCCCTTCAACCGAGTAGTTAAAACTTTCTGCCAGCGAGGTAAAGCCAGCAGACTCATGCCCGACTTGCGCAATGAACATGGCCTGATCATTAACTGCTGTAATACCAAACTCTTTCATTGCCGCATCAATGTGCGGAAACCAGCGTGCAGAAAGCCTGGCGCTGATACCAGCCGCCTGCTGAAATTGTGATTGGTTCATATGTGTACCGGATTAAACCACTATTAATGGTAGGGATTAGAATTCACCTAAGATGATGAAATTCAATTTAATTTAAGTCACAATGAGACTTAAGATAAATCCTAATGATTCTATCTACTTTGCGGGTTGTAGCGATGTCGTTGCGACTCGCTTTTTTATTTGTAAACAGCATCAATAAGCCGCGCCACATTGCCTCTGACGGAGACCAGCACAGACAGGAAAATAATGTTGGCCCCGATAGTGGCCCACGATGAATAAGGGTAGATACCGCACAGATAGGCCAGTGGTACAGCGCTGTAGATGACCGTAAGCAGCCACGCTAAGCGAGACACCCATGGTCGATGTCGGGAATCACCACGACGGTAAAACATCAGGGTCAACACTACCCCAGCGCAAAGCAGCGCGTTGATTGTTGCCGATGGGTCATTTAGTACCACCTGAACCTCCCCGGCGCGTTATCAGCGCCACCAGCGAGCCGACATCCTGGTTATTCAGGAACGTCAGGATTTTGACAGCTAAAGCAGAAACGATTACGGCTCCGATAGCGTCCAGAGGCTTATCACTGTAACCAGTCCAGTCAGCCAGCTTTGAACCAACCAGCCCTGAGCAGATGATCCCGGCAATGTAGGACACGACAAAATACGCCAGCCGACGTGCTGCGCTAAGGTCCGCAGCCGTTGCAATGTAAAATACAGCCCCGGCAAACGCGCCAAACACCACACCATAATCTGTTCCGGTTAACAGTCCGTAAACACTCGCCCCAGTTAAAGCGCCACCAGCTAAACCTGTGCCGGTTATTGGTTCGGACATCTGTCCCCCTCAATTGCTGTGAATCCTCTCAGAAACGAGGGGAAAGGGTTCAGGCCGCAAGCTCATGTGATCACGGTTAATCTGCAGTTTTTAACCTGGGCCTGAAATGAAAAAAACCCCGCCGATTGGCGAGGTTCTGAAATATTTAAGTTCGCGTCTAAGTGACCACTCTTAACACAATACACCAAGTAATGCGGACCGCGTGATTGTTTTTTCCTTAAAAATCTGTAGAGTGTTCTCAATGTTATGCTTGCTTTGTATACTAATGCTTTCGTGAGTTACTAATATGCATGCAATATTTTACGTACAAAACTGTGGTCACGTAGTTTTTAATAATAATACCTCAAACCTGAATACTCCATTTCTCATCGCAAATAATGTTGAAAGCATAACTTTAAATGGAAATACAACCAACAGTAGTGAGACACCTTATATAATTGACAATTGCAAAACCATAAAGGCCAATAAAAACATTGATAAATTTAATGCACACAGCATGCGACGAGTAACAAAAAACATACCAAATTTCAAACCTTCACAATGCAGTATATTTATAAGGAGTGTATTGTATGGATAAATATAATAGACCAATGTTTGTCATAAGGAATGCAAAAAAAAATACACCTTAATGAAAATGAAACATCTTCAAGCACACTTGCTGACATTGATGGTGCAGATGATATTTTCGCTGAAAAAAACAAGTCTGGAGCGCCGACTAACAAATTGATATATAAGAAAGAAAATCCAATTACTATATGGCGCAGGATTATTAATTTCATTTTAGAAAACATAAAAAGTATTGTTATTGGCATTATTACAGCTGTAGTATTGGCATACCTTGGCCTTAGTTAGAGTAAAGATAGAGACATTAACTAACAACAATGCCTCTATCAAAAATAATTAGTCCATATCTAGACGAACATCAAGCATTGAGAGACAACCATCTATAAACCCCTCAGCCATCTGTATCTCGATGCGTATCAGTTTCTCATCCTTCTTTCGCGCTTTTGCTATCTTCCTCTTCGAGATACCGTAAAGGTAGTGAGCGACAAGAAGCGAATGCTCATATGGCTTTCGGCTTTTCAGTCGTGCTAGGCAACTTTCAATGATAAGCGCATCATCATCTGTACATGACAACCTGGTTTTGCTTGTCTGCGGTAAAAGTCCCTTGAAGCCAGCGGCAATATGGGAATAGTCAACGCCAGAATTATCAGCTGATGCCCAGCCCCCCCAGCGTTCTAAAACCATCTGAATATCACGCATTACTTTTCTCCATACACTTAAGCTGTCGCAATTACGCCGATCGCCAGCGCCCGATCCATAAAACGCAGTAACAGCTCAAGCTGCGTACCATGCTTCTGCTCGAATGCCGATACATCGGCGTGTAACTCGTCGTGGCACTCTCTGCACAGAGGGATCACGAAGAGGTCATGGGCTTTTGTTGCTGTTCCCCCCATACCGTGCCCTACGATATGGTGCGGATCATCTGCTGGCCGTCGGCAACACTCACAGAGTTGTGTTTTAACCCAGCGGGTGTACGTCTCATTTATCCAGCGGCGACGTTTTGGCCTGAGCATAAAAGACTCTGGCGACTCCGGATCAACAGAAAGCGTGAGGATCTTTTTCGCCTTCTCCTGCACGAGTCTGGTTGCTGACGAGGAAGGCACTATGTCGCTTTCCCTCATGACAGAACGGATCTTCTCATCCGGAAGGCGCAGCCCTTTGTGCGCAACGCTTTCCGGAATAACATCAGCCAGGTCGTTTCTGACCATCCACCAGCACAGTTCCGGAAGCGTCAGGATATGCGACTCAGGAAAACCAGAATCACGCCGAATGACTTCCAGAATCCAGGATACCAGGTTTCCTGCGGCTATACCTGCAAGCTGTTCGGTATGCTGCCCCGACAAAGTGTGATCGCAATGCCAGCACAGGCGAATACTTCCTGGTGGGTGTCGCATTGTTGTGAAGTTCTTATCGTGCCACGATGAATGTGGCCACTGGCAATCAAACCGGGTACTCAACCATTGCTCAAGGGAAGGAAGCCCACCGGCACGCTGAATAACCCTCTCATTCTCGAAGACCTGACGCATTACCGGATCATCAGCCAGCGGCTGAATGGCTGCCGGAACAGCCCCGGTACTGAAAGACGCCATTTCTTCTGGTTCAGGCTCGAGCAGAACGCGACCACGCATGAAGAGGTGCATCAGTTCCGCACCGGGACGGAACAGCACAATCCCCATACGATGGGCGATCTCGGGGGTAAGCAGAGCTCTCACGCGACCTGCCCCCTGGCAATGTGTTCTGCCCACAGTCCACCAATCCAGCGCACGCCTTTCGCCGTGAAACGTGCCTGGCTGAATGCATGATTTGAGGTTACGGATGTGCCGGTTTTCACTTCAAAACGGCCTGCATCAATATGCTGATGCCGTGGGGTCATCGTTCCGCCAAGGCGATACATGATGTCGTTCTCAAGGAGGAATAACCGCAGATCTGGCTCTTTGGCCTTAAGCAGTTTTGCCACCTGGCGGAATGACATTGACCCACTGGCTGTACAGTACCGATCAACAAACTCTACCTTCGGCGCCGCGGCAGCAAGTTCGTTAGTCAACTGCTGTTTTTGTTCTGCAAGGTCAGCTGCAAGACGTAGGGCTTCAGAGAATGATTGAGGAATCGTCTGCTGCTGTGCCTGCTCAAGCTCCTGCCAGCGATCAACCAGACGCGCGGTAAACTCCGGCGACAGCTGCGCGACAACGATATAACTGTCCCGCTTCCCTATCAGATAAACCGATACCGACTGATTGAGGTGATTTTTAACTTCCCCCATTGGGGGGAGTTCAATAACACCGCGCTCTGCCAGGCGTTCAATGGACCGTTTAACATGGTCATGTCGTGATTCCACCAGCTCAGCAATATCGCTGCTGGACATGGTTAATGCTGTTGTTGCTAACTGGCTCATACTTTTCTCCATATCAGGCGGCTGCACCCGCCGGTTCATATCTGCTGATCGTTATCTCTACCCGACCTTTCGGCACTACGGGTCCCCATTCCACCAGCATGCGCTTAATCTGGCTGTCGTCTTCCAAGACACCCGCATGCGTCAGCGCGTCAAACAGGGCTTTGTTGTAATTATCGATATCCCGGCGGCGCGCATCCGGCGGGTACAGAGTGATTTCTACCGCTGCCAGTTCAGTCGATGGCTTCGGGAGACGTCGTAATTGCTCAATGATCGCCACGCAGGCAGCGCTCTGGTATTTACGACCATCAGCGCTAATGAGGTGACGACCGGCCAGCGGCCCCTTATTAGGGGCGCGCCAGTAAGTGTTCACGCTTGGAGGGAACGGGAGCACAAGTTTCATGCCACCTCCTGCTGTTGCACTGCACACAGTTCCGGAAGATTTGCCTCCACCAGCGCCCTGGCGAATGGTGGTGGTACCGCATTACCGCAGCGGGCTACCTGCTTATCTTTTGCATAGCGATTTCCACGGTAGTCCTGATCAATAACGTATCCATCGGGGAAGCCCTGCGCTTTGTAGAGTTCATGCGGCTGCAACATGCGCATTCCGATATCAACGATCTGGTATTTAACCCCATCGATCGTTACCAGCCATTCATCGTCACTTTCCCCGCAATACGTCTCGAGAAATGTGCGTACCTCACCCACGTGTTGGCCACCAGCGGTGATTGTTGGCATGGGCACATCAAGGCACTGCCCGTCGCGGCATGTTCCTCGCAGTTTCACCAGATGAGAGGCAACTACTGCATGATGGTCGACAGTGGTCACTGAGTGCGCGGGTTCATCCATACTGACACCCGGCCCCGTATAGTTACCGCCGTAGTGTTTTGCCAGGAACGCGCTCACCGTCGCGAATTTATTTCCACCTGCAGTAACGGTCCCCAGCGGGTTATCCAGTCGCAGCACACGCGGTTCTTGTCCTGGACGTTCGCCATAACCCATCTGGATCAGCGTAGGCGTTACCAGTTGAGATTTACCGCCACCGCCAGCGGTGATGGTTGCGCTCGGTTCGTCTGCCCGATGGCCGACGCTGGCCCCAAACTGGCGGGCTATCACTGGCGCAACAAGACAGGCGCGGGATTGCTTCAGAATGGTATGAGCAGGTTTATCCAGCGGGCGTGGTTTAGCCTGGTATTCACTACCACCATTACCCGCCAGGAATGGTGTCAGTGCAGCCTCAACAATCCCGAGTGCATGCCCATTCCCACCTGGACGTTTTGATGTGCCAGCGGTTACCGTCGGGACAGGCTCGGTAACGGGCTGCCCGGTTGCGCCAGTGCGGAATTTTGTCAGGTGTGGCACGGCTAACGCGTAGCCATGGGTTTTCGTAATGGTCTGCAGCGGCTCACTCAACTCCTGCCCACGGAAACAGTCGTATTTTCCTTTGGTCGTGGTGTGGTTGCACTTCACGATAAACGGCGACGCACTTTCGATAACAAAGCGCTGTATGCCGCGCGCGATCCGCTTCAAAGTGTTCTCCGCCAGCGGTTTTTTGCGGTCGAAGATGGACAGGGCCGGAACATTCCAGTCGATACATTCCGCAGCGGTACGCCATGGCATCAGCCTGCCGCTCTGCACCTCCAGAGACTTAGGATCCCCATGGGTAACAGTAGGCCACTGGATTGGGCAGCCATCGCAGCGCATAACCATGAAGAAGCGTTTGCGGATCGTCGGCGCGCCGTAATCACACGCGCGCAGTTCACGATAATCAACATCATATCCGAGCCCATCCACCAGCTTTTTCGCCTGCTCGCTACCTCTTACAATAGACAGAAACTCACAAACCTCAGCCAGTGCCGGGTGATCAGCAGGAATGCCAGTGGACAGCATGCCGACAAATGCATTGAATGTTTCTCCAGTGCGGGCAGGGTCTGGGCGACTATTTCCAGGGTAAACCGGGCCAATAAAATCCGCCAAAAGGGCTTCCGGCAAATCAGGTTTAGGCGGGATGTCAATTAACGGTCCCCACGTTTTGAACTCTTCCACGTTCTCCAGCATCATCACGCGCGGTCGCTTCGCCAGTGCCCAACGCAGAACAATCCAGGCCAGACCGCGTATCTCTTTTTTCACAGGCTTTGCGCCTTTTGCCTTCGAGAAGTGTCGGCAGTCCGGGCTAAACCATGCCAGTCCGACAGGATTACCTCCGGTGGCGGCTACCGGATCCACGTCAAATACGGATTCACAATAATGCAGTGTGTCCGGGTGGTTCGTCTTGTGCATCGCAATGGCGTTTTCGTCGTGGTTGATCGCAATATCCACGCTGCGCCCGATTGCCAGTTCAATACCCGTTGATGCGCCACCGCCACCAGCAAAGTTATCAACGATAATCTCACGCATGGGTTACCCCCTGCATGCTGCCAACAAGGCCACGCGCAATTGCGATAATTTCGCTGGTGGCCGTCCGCTCCAGCCAGAGTTGATTGATGTTGGCTTTCAGTTTGTTCTGCTGGGCCTCGCTCAATACATCAGCGCCTTCCACTTGGTTAAACACCAGACCAACTTCGAGAGGCCAGATTCGTGACTCAGTTTTTGGTGGTGCTGCTGGTTCCTGGGCTGCCAGCGTTGCAATTGTTTGCTCTTTACCAACAGCGAATTGAGCCAGCGCCATAAATGCCCGACCTTTTGCCTCCAACTCAGTGCGGTTGATATAGCTGAACCGCTCACCACGCCATGACTTATCGAATACAGCTATGGCACCGGCAAAAAACGCGCTGGTGGGTTTCTGTTTTTCGTCAGCAGGTACAAACCACACAGGCAGATCGAACCCAATACGACCACGAATAAACATGATGTGATCGGCATCTTCCGGCCACCATGTTTCACTTGTGGCAGACTTCACCAGGTAAATATAGCGACCACCTCTTTCACGCATGTCCATGGTGTGATTCATGATGTGTGTCATACCCGTGATCGCCTGCCTGTCGTGATACTGCGAGCGGCTATATGGAGGGTTGGCAAACGCCGCTCCGCCCAGTTCATCCAGACGTTCAGACCAGTTCTGTGTCAGCGCGTTATCTTCGGCGGTGTACCATGCCGGGCACTTCGCGTTGTCGTCGTCTGCAAACAAGTCCAGAACTAATGGACCAAATAGCGCGTTGATCCCCCAAAAAAGCAGATCCGGCGTCCGCCACTGATCGCCAACTTCTTTCAATTCGTGGGCTGGTTGGCTACGTAATGCCGCCAGCGCCTGGCAATATTTGTTTAACGTCATCCTCTGAACCCCGCAGGAATCGTTGTATCAACCGGACCAAAAGCCATCACATCGCGCTTTTTCGCACCCCAATCAGCGCGTTTAGGCCGTCCCTTCTGATCCCAGCGGGTAGCGCTTTGCAGATAGCTCTCGAATTTCTTCGGACCAAAAAGCGTTTCCGGCCGCATGTACTGGTATTGCTCGTCGTTCTCGTGCCAGTGCTCATGCTTCAGGTCGATAACCAGTTGCAGGTCTGCAACGCTGTATCCCTCACGCAGTCGGGCGCGGATATTCTCCAGGGATGTTTTGGATTTCTGATACCGGGATCCGCTGATCTGGTTCAAATGGGTCAGAACCAAAATCGCCTGGTCGGTAATCACAACTTCAGGGTCTGGTTGCGCCGCAACCGGACAAGAGGGTTTTGAAGTTACTTGTGGATCTTGTGTTGATTTTACTGACGGATCCCCGCCAGATTCTGACGGGTCAAAACCGCCGATTTTGCCAGATTTCGACGGGTCAGTTTTTGAGGTGTCAAATTTTGATGCGTCAGATTTTGACGTGTCAGAATCTGACAGTTGAGAAAATGCGGCAGCCTGAAGTTTCGCCACATTCAGGCGGTAAACGTTCGACGCATTACGGTTACCATTACGGCGCTGTGTACGCGTGAGCCAGCCATCTTTTTCAAGCTTAGCGATTGCCGTTCTGATAGTGCTCGGCCCTGCGCCAAGCTGGCGAGCAATAGTTTCAATAGACGGCCAGCACACCCCCTCATCGCTGCTGAAATCAGCAAGGCGAGCCATGATCGCGACACTAGACAACTTCATGCCCGACGCCGCGCAACCATCCCATACGTAGCCGGTTAATTTAGTGCTCATGATCGTCCGTTATCTCCCTGAACTTTTGCCTGAAATGCTCAAGTGGGCTGAAGCATTCGTGTGGGTAGCCATCACGCAGATAGATAACGCGCTGTGTTTCTGGCTCCCAGCGGATAACACGGACTGGCACTCCGCGGTGGTCTTTGAACCTTCGGTTAAGTTCGCGCACAGGCGTTTTGCCCTCCGGTTGTAGACCCCCACAATTGAAACCGCCCTACTGTGGTTACACGGAACCCAGCGGTTTGATAATCTGCGTTCATACCGAAACAACGGAGTACCCGAAACCGGGATCATCCTTAGTTGCGGTAGACGGTTAAAAGCCGTTAAACTGCTCATGCGGATTATTTCTCCATACTCGAAGAGTTGTTCGCCAAGGCGCCCGGAGCTGCACACTCGCGGGCGTCACTCTTTTCAGCGACACAAAAAACTCGATAAAGAAGCGTTACGTGCTCCTGGAACTTCGCGATAACCTGATAGCTGTTTTCCTCAATCTGAGCACGCTCATCTGCGTCAATTACCCCATCAGCCGTGGCTTTACGTACAAAATTAGAATGACGACCTATCCATTCAATGGACTCCATCAGGCGCTGGTTTATATCGGCGTTATCCAGATCATCAACGTCTGCCAGCGGTACAAATACGCCCTGAGAATGGCGCGCAACGGCATCAGCAATATGAGTTGAACCACCAGCACGTTGTAAAACCATTGCCCAGCCCAGCGGGAAGATTTGGTCGCCGTCAACACGAAGGCGGTTGAACAATGCGTTCTCTGTCACGCCCAACCATTCCGCCGCCTCGGCATAACCACCAGGAAGATCGGTGATCGTTTTTTTTATCGCCGCCACCAGCCAGGCTGGCTGACGTTCGACTTTCCAAATAGGTTCGTTACCCACAGCTCCCCCCTTATTCCTGTGGTTTGAGTTTTACTGAAGCATCGCTACGCTTTTCGTAAAGGTCGGGATGAAAAACCAATTTCCCCCCGGTTCGATATGCTGCTTCAGCTGCACGCCCTTTTGGGATAAGGCGACCAGTTCTATTACGCCACTGGTAAACAGCCTCGCTTGTGATTCCAAAAAATTCGGCAACCTTCTCAGTACTGCCGAAGTAGTTTTCAATATCATCGGTTGTCATAACGCCTCCTTAGCTAAGTTTGATTAGATATTAATAACCAATCTAACTTTGGTCAATAAAAACTAAGATTGCTTAGCCTTTTAATTTATTTATGGTGTTCAAATGGAAACTGTCGGTCAGCGCATCAAAGCTCTCAGGCGCATAACCAAAACCTCGCAGAAAGAACTGGGTAAGTTCTGCGGTGTTAGTGATGTGGCGGTTGGGTATTGGGAAAAAGACGTTAATGTGCCAGGAGGCGAGTCACTTGCGAAACTTGCAAAGTATTTCAACACATCAATTGATTACATACTTTATGGCACTGAATTTGAAGGCAATCTGATAACCAAGATGCGAAGGATTCCGGTGATATCCTGGGTTCAGGCTGGACAGTTTACAGAATGTAAAGCAGCAGAAGTTTTCAGCGAAGTAGATAAGTGGATAGAGACATCACTCCGCATAGGGGATAGCTCCTTTGCATTGGAGGTTAAAGGTGATTCGATGACAAACCCTAATGGCCTCCCGACAATCCCTGAAGGGGCAACAGTCATAGTAGATCCAGATGCAGAGCCACTTCATGGAAAGATAGTCGTAGCCAGGCTTGATGGGACAAACGAGGCTACTGTAAAAAAACTTGTCATCGATGGGCCTCAAAAGTTCTTAGTTCCCTTAAATCCACGCTATCCAAACATTTCAATTAACGGTAATTGCCTGATCATCGGCGTTGTCAAAGGCGTTCAGTACGAGCTTTAACCCACCTCTAATCTTCCTCTTAACATCAAGCTAAGAATAGTTTGGTGTTTTTTCTTGATCTAAAAGCTAAGTTAAGTTAGATTTTATTCATCAACAGCGAACAGGCAGGACGCCCACGAAGTAGCCGCCGGTGGCATATGAATGACCGGATGATTCGCTGACAGGTGTCTTCGGGAGGGGTTGCGAAGCTGGCTTGACCACCAGCAACAGAAACTCAGCCACGATACGGAGCCGTTAACCCACGGCGTGGAGTGTAAATACCGTAGGGGTTGTAGCTGGTTGGTCCCCAGCGCCCCGCCCGAAGATACCTACCACCGCGCCTGATGTGGTTAAAAGCAGGCCAAAGCAATAACAAGTACTTCCCTGTTCTGGCGGCCCGGTGTTTTCCCGTTTGTCCGGTAACCGCCAGCCTTTTTCAGGGCTCAACATGAAAGCGCGTTCTGTCCCTTAACCTTTATGGTCAGTCGTTAATCCAAAACTACCGGAGCGCGCTTCCAGTTGCGATGTTAGCTTAAAGAGAGCAACGGACTTCTAAGCCGTGGGTCGTAGGGAAAGTTAACTGATTCAATCTGCTGAAAGTAGCGGTATACACGGCAGCGGAGAACCATACGAATAGTTGATGTTAAAACCCGGGTGCAGCTGGGTTATATGGAGAATAACGCATGATTCAGATGTTAACTCTTGAAGAATGGGCAACCGATAAATACAGAAGTAATCCACCTAGCGTCTCTACATTGCGCCGTTACGCTAAGCAAAATCTCTTTTCTCCGCCAGCAATGAAGCAAGGTAGGCTCTGGAGAGTTAGGGAGGACGCGGAATTGGTTGGAGAACTTGCTGCGCCGGTTATCAAGAAATCTGATTCACCAAAATTACAAAGGATCCTCAGCGATGGCTGCGAGACCACGTAAAAATAATGTATCAATACCTAACCTCTATCCACTATACAGTCGTAAGGTCAATAAAGTGTATTGGCGGTACAAGCACCCTATGACTGGGAAATTTCACAGCCTGGGTACTGATGAAGCTGAGGCTAGAGCAATTGCTACTGAGGCAAACGCAAGACTTGCTGAGCAGCGTTCAAGACAGGTACTGGCTATTAGCGATCGAATCGCTGCCAGCAAGGGTAAAGCAATTACGACTATTACCTGGCTTGAGCGATACTGGAAAATTCAAGAGGAAAGATTCGCTTCAGGTGATATCAAGGAGAATACATATAAACAAAAAGCCAAGCCAGTTGCACTACTTAAGGAACGTGCGGGAATGAAGCTCATATCTTCTGTTGATGTCAGGGATATTGCTCAAATTCTTGAAGAGTATCTATCTGCAGGCCAACCAAGAATGGCGCAAGTTGTTCGCTCAGTTCTGATCGATGTATTCAAAGAGGCCCAACACTACGGTGAAGTGCCGTCTGGTCACAACCCTGCCCTTGCTACTAAACAGCCCAGGCGCAAGATTACCAGACAACGACTTAGCCTCGACGAGTGGCAGAAGATTTTCGATATCGCGGATAAGAAACATCAGTATATGGGGAATGCTATGCTGTTAGCACTGGTGACTGGCCAGCGGTTAGGTGATATCTCGCGAATGAAATTTAGCGATATTTGGGATGATCATCTCCATGTCATTCAGGAAAAAACCGGGAGCAAAATCGCAATCCCTCTTTCTCTGCGACTTAATGCTATAGGTTGGTGTCTTCGGGATGTTGTTGCCAGATGTCGGGATTATGCAGTCAGCCCGTATATGATCCACTTCTTTCGGGCAACGTCGCAGGCGGAGCGCGGTGCGCAGGTGAAGTCCAACACCATTACGATGAATTTCAGCAAAGCACGGGATAAAGCAGAGATTGAATGGGGTGAGGGCACGCCTGCAACTTTTCACGAGCAGCGCTCTCTGGCAGAACGTCTGTATGAAGACCAGGGAGTAAATACTCAAAAACTGCTGGGGCATAAATCTCCCCAGCAAACAGCCAGATACCATGATGATAGAGGCAAGGATTGGATAAAAATTATTAATAATTAATCTGCATAATCAAAAAACTTGGGGTGATACTGTAATGCATCAAGATTATCACCCCACGCTTCTTTATCATAGAATGCAACATGTTTTTTATTTATAAGCTTCTCTGCTGGCAGATTATCCAGAATCGCATACAAGCTCATATATACTTTAAATTTCTGACCATGAACGAAATTGGCATTATAAAACAGCATTAGCAACTCATAATTAGAAAGTTGAGCGCGTAAAATGTTTGCGTATTTTTTCTTGTTAACGTTAGACAAATCAGATTCGTGGATTATTTTAAACATATTATAGATATATCTGAAGTAATGAGATAAATTTTGAGCTCTATTCCTGAAATAAAACCTATATTCATTAGACATTCTCGATGATGCTTTTTTAATTTCAGATTCATCACTCGAGTCATAATCTAATAACATTCCATTTTTTTGTCTAACTTCTTTTTTGAATCGTCTGAAAAAATAAAGAAAAACATGACGCCCTTCTGCCAAAGTCTTCCCGGAAGAGCCTTCAACCCTCATATCTTTAATTAATGTTTGCAATATACTCAACATATTAAAGAAGGAGTTCTCAAAATCCCTAATTTTTTCAGCTTCTTCCCTTTTCCTAAAATCATCCTCTATTTTTTTTGTTGCATCCATCTGCAGCTTTATCGTCCATAAAACCCCACAAAACCCCATAGCAGAAAAGATTGAGGTAAAAGCGCCCCAAGAGTCGCCAAAAACTCCTCGCTGGTTCGCATCCATACCTTCAAAAGGCCAAACATCATGCGTTATCGCGTAACCATAGCCGATCCCAAATACTGCACTAATCAGCATTAAAAGACGAATCATTACTTAAGCTATCCTTGTTCGTTTTGTTAAACTGTTTTGATAATATTTTGATAACCGCTCGAAAGCTAATAATAAAAACGGGAACCAATTGGCTCCCGTTTCAGTTGCAATCAAGAAAGCAGATTACATGTTTTCGATGATCGCGTCACCAAACTCGCTGCATTTCAGCAGTTTAGCGCCTTCCATCAGACGTTCGAAG